ATGTGCTTGTCAATGTTTTCCATGTTCCTCCCTATTGATTTGGTCCATAAAGTCCATAAGAATCTCTCATTAGTTTGAGAGATGTTGTGTTTTGTTGAGCGGAAAAATGATGTCTCAACTCCCTTATAACATAATTGCCGCTTGTTTCTGAATCAACTTCTCTTGTTTTTCCCTGATTCATATCGGGGAATTCACAATAAATTATGTCTCCTACTTTTAGATTTATGTTACATGGTATAAGAATATTTAGTGCCTGTGTGAACAGCAAATTATATCTAGAGTATGCTTTTGCCTGATCTGAAATATCTCTTCCCGACTGTGCAGTTCCGCCAGCAGGTGCCAATATACCATGATCAGAAGTTCTAACCATAATTCTGGAAAATGATTTTCCTAATTCTTTAGACACAGCAATGCTTTCTTGGTTGCCAAGTTGTGAAGCATTTTTAATTTCATCTTGAAGATAGTAGTTATAGATTGAGAATGTATGATTCTCTCTATTATAGAAGTATGTTTTGTTGGCATACATCCCAACACGTAATGCTTTTCTCAGGTCAATATTTTTCTCAAAGAAGTAATTCAAAATTGAGAAATTGTTTTCAATGTTTCCCGCTTCAATTACCTTACCATTATACTTGTAACTGTACTTACTTTCTGTCTTTGTTACAATTTTGTCAATACTTCTAAAGTTAAATCCATCCTTATTTTCATAGAACAAGAATCCTGCAGTTCCTTTCGCAAGGCCTTGTTCTGTTTTATCTTTACCGTCAGTTCCAGTTTTCTTTGTGGCAGTAGATATAGACTTTGGTCCTAACCATTGCAAAACATGCAAAGGTTTCTTCATATTTCCAATGAAACTAAAAGTATTTGATGTTTCTTCTATGTTCTCAGACTTGAAGTTGGTCGTCTTTAAATCCTCTTTCAGGATCTTTGTTACAGTTTGATTTACTTTTCCCGAATACTTGGTGGCACATCTTGCAGTCTCATTTGTGAGAAACTCTCTAGAGACTAGATGTAAAGTAAAGTTCTCTGCTGTTTTCTCTGCTTCAAGTCCACTCACTTTGTAGACATACATCTGGTCAACAGCGAACTCTCCCGATGCAGTCTCTGCTTCTAGGAATAATCTTTCGCCTCCACGAATAGGAAGTCCATTGAACAGTCCATATGCATTTGTGATTTGCATTGTCATTGTCACACATGGTTCCAGAATATCTTCAAAATAATCTACTGACAATAGAGCATTGGAAATATCAAATGCATTACCTCCATCAAGAGATTGCAAGACAACCGATCTATATTGTAAACCCGATACTGCTTCTGCCATTACGTTGAAGAAAGTTTAGTTAATAGGAGAGTATTCCACAAACTATTTAATAGGACAACTTCAGGTATTGATGCTACAGCAACACCTCCACCACCTCCACCCATTGGGATTGGGATTGGGATTTGTTGTGGTATTACTTGTGGTCCTCCACCTTGTCCTTGTGTGATAATTACGGTTTGCTGTCTTCCTGATGCTTGTGATGCTGGTACTCGTGCTTGTGCTTCTAGTGAATCTGCTGGTCGTACTGCTGGAACCGAAGGTGCAGATAATTGACTACTTTCTTCTCCAGGTTTTGATCTAGATGTAAAGAATGGTTGTTCAATTTTATACGCACTAAGAGGGTCAAAGCGACCTGTTATTTGCCCCCCATTCCATCCAGTTCCAGTTTCCCAATGTAGGTGTGGACCAGATGTTCTTCCAGTCATTCCAACTTTTCCAATAATATCTCCCTTCTTGACTGGACCACCTCGTTTATACCCTTCTTGCATATGACCATAAAGATGATGAACACCTTTGTCATCCCTAAAGACTAAGAAATTTCCCCATCCACTTTCAAAATCAGAGTCTACAACTTCACCATCGGAAATAGCGCGAAGAGGAGTTCCTACTTGTGCTGCAATATCTTCACCTTTGTGTATTCTATTTCCACGAAGTTTTCCATAAGAACTAGAACGGGTTATAGATATTCCAGTATCAGGATCAGTATACTCATATCCACCACCCTCCTTTGGTGCCCCATATAATGAGTACTGAAGATTAGAACTGGGACTATAAGTTAAAGGTCCTTCTTTTTTATCGGATGTTCTTCCTTGCGCAAAAGTCAAAAGACCATCAACCGCCTCACCAAATGTTTTCAGTACAGAAGAAAATTGATTTTCACTTTTTTGTTTATCTTCTGATATTTTTTTATTTGCATCTATTTTTTTGTTCGCCCCAGTAATTTTATCAGACAAACTTCCTGCTGCCTTTCCCCCAAAGTATGATGCAGCGAGTGATCCAAGCATGATCAAACCAGCAACCGTAGTAGATGGTTCTGGTATTACTGTTAATGCAATTGCAGTAGCAAGAGATCCAGCAACTGCTCCACCTACAGCAGTTGAGGCAGCACCTCCGATTGCTTGAGTCTCAGTTTGTCCTTCTGATTTTCTCTCGGAATAATCCAATCCAGCAAACAAAAGACTTAGTGGACCAGATGATCTTCTGGCAACACCACCAGCATTCTTCAAAAATCCACCTGCCTTTGTAGCAGATCCAAGATTTGGAGTTGCTCCTGCCTGAGGTTTTCCACCGCCAAATCCTGGAAGTTTAAATCCTTGCCCCTTTAATGCTCCTTGTGCATTGAATCCACCTTTTGTGAACAGTCCAGACGCACCAATATTGCCTCTTCTAAAAAGTCTAAGGCGATCACCAAAATTTGATTTACCAGAGATATACCTAGAGAAAGAATCATTAAGTCTACTCAGACTCTTGGGATTTAATTTTGGTACTTTTGGTCCACCACCTTTGGGTGACTTTGGTTTGGGTTTACCTTTCGGTGGTTTTGGTCTTCTAATAAATGGAATATCTGGGCCACCAAAACCTGGGAAAAGTATACTTGGGATTAATCCAAGTAGTCCACCAAGACCACCACCACCTCCGCCGCCATTCATCTCAAGAACTAGTTTTTCTAGTTTCTTGATTTCTTTCTTTGATGGAATCTTTATCTTCTCTAGATCTTTTGTGCTAGAGTCTATCCATTTAACAAATTTTTTGTACTCAGACTTCTTGTCAAAGTCTAGTGCCTTAACCATTCTGGTTTGAGGCGAAGCAACAATATTGTTTGCTGAATTTTTGAGTGGAGACTTTAAAAGAGTAATCATATCTCTTATGCCTCAACAATATTGTACAGCATCTTTGCACTCAACCCAGCATAACTATCAAAATTATTAGAAGGCAAAAATGCAATTGATGGTCCTTTAGTTTGAGCAGGTATTGATGATACTCCTCCAGATGAAGGTGCTGCCTGAACCCCACCAGAATCTCCTCCCATTTGTATAACTGATACTTCTGGACTTAGTTTACCTGTTGGTACATTTCCAAAGTTAACTTGTTGTGCTGAAGTTAAGTTAGTATTTCCTGCACCATATTTAGATAAGACTCCTTGTGCAAAAGAGAGTCTATTTGAATCCATGGCTTCTGCTTCACCAGGTCTCAAATATTGTTTTCTTACTAAGAGAGTTGCTTCTTCTAAACTCTTAGTTCCTTGTAATCTTGCTTTTGATAATCCTCCAGAACCAGTCTGTAATTCTTGTTCTACAAATTGAAGTTGCGCTTCAAGTGTGTTTGGATCCAATCCTTTTGATTGTGCAAACGCAAGCATTTTTGGATATCTATCTTTTGGATCCCATTGAGCAATTCCTGTGTGGTCTATTGAATTCTTAAGAGTGGGATCCATTGCACGGTTTTCTTGCAATAGATTTCCAACTATTGCTGCGGATTGTTCTTTTGTGTATCCTTGACTTACAAAATAATTGAAAGCTTTTTCTGAACTTTCCGATCCACTAAAGTCAGCAGGGCCCCCAGTACTACCACCAGGGACTAATTGTTGTGTTGGTACTACTGATGAATCATCTTTTCCATCTTGTTTTGCTTTTCCACCAGACAGTAATAGATCTACCGCTTGTTTGAACTTATTAATAATTTTTTCAAATGTGTCTGTAGACTTACTTTGTTTTTCTGCCGTACTCTTCTCTACACCTCTTTGAATGTCAAGTTCATTTTCTTGTGCTTGAACTTTATTCATGAAGGTGTCCCCAAGTCCAAGGACACCAAGGACTCCCATACCACCGAGAGCAATCTTAGGTAAAAATCTTTTTGCTACTCCACCTAATCCTATTCTACCAAATAATGAAATAACCCAACCAGCAAGTTGACCCACAACGGATCCTATTAGTTTTACAACACCACCAATAAGACCTGCAATTAAACCTAAGGCACCACCACCCCCTCCACCACCAGAGATGGATGGGATATCTTTTAACTGCTTAGCAATTCTATTGATTGATATTCGTAAAAACTTAGCAATCTCAAAAGTTTCTGCAAGAGAATTTCTAAGTCTTTGTACACTCTTTCTTAATCTTCTTTCTGTTTTCTTAGATCCAAAGAAGTCTAAGATATCATATCCAGTTGCTCTACCATAAGTTTGGGTGTTTGAAATATTATTAACTACTGAACCAAGATTATTCTGACTAGGTGCAGATACATTATTCCTTTGGAAACTGACAATATTATTCCTAGCACCAGACACTATAGATGCACCTGGTGCTTGTCCACCAGTGACAAAATCCATCGCCTTCTTTTTCTTTTTTGGCGATTTAATTTTGCTACCAAGTTTTTTAAAAGGAAAGATAGATTCAAACATTTATAAGTTTGCCTGCTGCTGTGCTTTTAGATTTTCCTCTTCAATGTGTTGATTCAGAAGTGCAAGATAGATATCTCGCTCCCAAGGCATCATGTTTTCAATCTCTGTCAAGCTGTATTTATGATGCTGCATCAAGGCAAAATTAAGTTTATAGAATGACTCAAGGTCAATATGAGCCATGATCAACCGAAAAAACTTGACAGTCCCTCCAGCGTTACTTCACTTTCAACTTCGGTATTTGGATTGGTAACCTTAAACGTATGAGAAAGTTTTGGCATAGTTGCAAAGAAGTCTTCAATCTGTTTGAACTGACTTGAGTTCAATCCATCTAACCAAGACATCAATTCTTTCTTGGTGCTATCTGCAGCAGACCAGCACTCATCTGCATCAAAGATCATATCAATGCATGATGCAATAATTTCAAATGACTTCTCAAGTGAAGATTCATCATCCGTATTTAAATCAAAGTTGTTCTGAATGAATTGATTCAGAGATGGATACTTCATACGCAATGTAAGTTTTCCATCAAGATTAATATCTGTAGTATGATCTGGATCTTTCTGTACAGAAATCTCATCAATGTAAACCTTGACTGGAACTGTAGTCTCCCCATCATCAGGACAAGTTACAACCAGATCAATTGCTTCCCCAACTGACTTGCCACGAACATTTAAGAAGACATATTCAATGTCAAATGTAGGAAGTTCCTCTACTTTAACTCCTCTTGTTTGAATACAATCCTTCAGTGTTGTCTTGATTGCATTTGTGATTTGATCTACATTCTCACTTTCTAATGCAAGAATCAGAATCTTTTCTTCTCTGACTAAAAATGGTCTGTATTTAATCTTCTTTCCAGTTGAAGGTAATTCCAACTCATACGTTGGTGTAGAGATCTTTGGTAAAGGCATAATATCCTATAGATTTTTCAGGTATGATTATTTATTGAGTTATTGTAAAGGTCCAACAAAGTCACCTGCTGTTTTTATTTGCCCTCTAAACCCAGCATTATACAACTCATTTAATGTTTGTTGAGAATTGAGTGGAGTACCCAAGAAAGTTTTCGCTGTTGGTGGTCCAAGTAAATTATCATTTTCTGGTAATGGTTGATCTGGATTCGCGGGATTTGTTGTGGGTGCTCCGCTAGGAGTTGTAGTTGGCGTATCAAAACCAGTTTTTGCTACAACATATCTACTATAATTAAATGAAGCAGTAACCTTTGTGATGGTACTAGACTCGTAAGAAAATGGAATAGCAACAATATTCATTGGGAACGCATCAATAAAAGTATACTTAATTAATGATTGTGGTCTAAAACCAGAATTAGGAACACTTGGATTCGCCAAGAAGTTTCTTTCAAACTTAACTACAGATATATCTCTCTTATACTCATTTGGATATTTCATTCTGTAAAAATTATCACTTTCACTAAATCCAGTTTGTCCATTACCAGATCCTTGATATACGCTACCAGATGAATAAATTGGATCAATAAAATTCATCCATTCTTCTAGAAGACGAAGTGAGTTATAATCATCGTCAACATAGAAAGTCAAATCAAAGTCCGTATATATTCTTCTCGTTGCAAATCTTTCAATAACTCCTTGACGACTACCACTTTCTTCACTCATGTCAAATGATGATCCAGGAAGAGTCACATCAGAACAAAGAAAATCATATGACTTTGGATCATTAAGTAACCCACAAGATGTCAAGTGAGTATTGACGCCAGTACCTCCTGCTGCCAAATTCAAATTCACCATGAACTGAGAAGTCTGAGACAGTTTTCCGATAATAGCGGAAACCCTAGACATCTTTGCGTAATAGAGTTCGGCGGACTCTGCCATCTAAATACTTTGAAACTACTTATATTATATGTATGTCATATCATGGACGTTACCTTCCAGAGAACCCAACAAAGTACAAAGGTGACCCCACAAATATTGTTTACAGATCTTTATGGGAACGGAAGTTCATGAGGTATTGTGATCTAACTGAAGAAGTTGATCAGTGGCAATCAGAAGAATTTTGGATTCCTTATATTTCACCAGTTGATAATAGAGTTCATCGTTACTTTCCAGATTTCTTTATCAAGTATAAAGACAAAACAGGAAGACATAGAACAGTGGTTGTTGAAATTAAACCCAAAAGACAAGTAGAGATGCCACCACAAAATCCCAAGAGAAGAACAAAGGCATGGGCCAATTCAGTAAAGACTTGGGTAGTTAACCAAGCAAAGTGGAAAGCAGCAAGAGAGTTCTGTGCTGATCGTAATTATGAATTTAAAATTATGACAGAAGACGACCTAGGAGTATAATGGCAAGATTTTCATCGTCAAAATTTTATTCAAGACTAACTGGTCACGAAAAAAAGAATCTTTCTAGTTATGATTTAACTCAATTAAGAGCGATTGCGAAAAATTATGGTATAACTGGATATAGTAGACTAAAAAAAGAAGACCTAATTGACGTAATTAGGTTTAATCCAACATACCTAAAAAGCACACCCAAAAAAAGAAAAGCACCAAGAGCAAAATCGGTTAAAGAGGCACAAGAACTAATTGATTTATATGATGAAGAAGAAGATTATATTGAAGACACAACCATTGAACAAAGAATAAGAGAAAAAGCAATTGGTAAACCAAACACTGATGAAGACTGGTATGCTTCTCAATTATATTCGGAGTTAGAATTAGTAGCAGAACAAAGGTTACCTTCAATAGGAGAATTCTGCTTCTTTAGTTACAGTGCAGCGTATCCAGATCGGTACAAATACTACGACCAAAGACCACTAACATACATATTAGAATATCAAGAAGACAAAATCCTTGGTGCAAACGTTCACTACCTGAATCCAAGTTATCGTGATTCCGTTGCAACTTCCCTTCTAAATAAAGGTGGAGCAGCGTATGTACCAAAGAAAACATTGCACAGTTACTTCATCAGTAATATGGATAACCTCTTTATAATTCCAGATAGAGATCTGGAAGGTATTGCTAGGTTAGTAACCGAAAGATTCGTAGATCGTGATGGTGTTAAAGTAGAACTTCAAATGGTCTGGGACAGTTAAATGGCAGAAAAACTAGACATAGATATTGGTCCTGGAAATATACTTCAGTTAGGTAATGGTGGACTAACTGATGGCACGAAGAGAATTGGCAAGAACAATTATTTCTATGATAATAGTGCTACAGTATATGACGCGCAGGTGGGCAATACCGGCCAGCGTCCACTTGAGATAAGATATAATACAAATAATGGTATCGTTGTATTAGTTGAACCAACTAGTTCTACTGTTCTATTTCAATCTGTTCCAGGTGGATCGTCAAATTTCACTCAAGAAGGATTGACACTCATAAAGAATGGAGACCTAAACGTTGGCGTGGGTACGATGAAGAAACCACTCACGACAGAAGATGTTTTAGGTGTAATTAAAAATGAATCTACCTTTGCTGGCACTAAATGGACTGCTGACGCAAAAGCAAGCAGCGGAACACAAAGAGCACCAATAGTAAACAACGTTCTGAAAAGTGCAACTGGAGTTGGGACTGACGGAAAGGTACAAGCAACTGCAGGAATTGGAACGAATCCACCCCCAGCACCATCTCAGGAAGAAAACAATAATCCCATTAAGAGTTTTGCTGAGTCGCTAGGTGAAGGTGCTATTGCCCTCACAAACAAATTTGTAAAGGGTATTGAAACAGTTTCTGGTGTGCAGTTGGATAAACTTGTTATCACCGAGGATATGTTAAATGGATTGCAGTTTGGTTCTGTTGATGATGCAATTTCTGGCACATTTACATATCCAATAGATGCGACCTATGGTAATAAAGATGCAAACATAAATTCAATACAAGACCACATCCAAATAGCACAATTCAAATACAAACCCCCATATAAAGATAATATATTCAAAAAGGGTGGTTCTGTGGGTATATTGACATCAGGAAGTGTGCGAACAACTTCTCTAGAAAAATTTATTGGACTTGTAAATCTTCCAATGCCAAATAGCATTTCTGATTCCAACTCCGTCAATTGGGGTGAAGATCAAATGAATGACTTAAATGCTGCTGTTCTTAATGCATATGCATCAGCTCCAAAACCAGCAATCACTGCGGCAGGTGTGGGAGCAGCTGCTGGAGCATTAACTGGAATCGGTGGGTTAAGTAGACTAGCAACATTTCTTGCACTATTAAACAATGCAGGAGGAGCACAATCTATAGCGGGTTTGTTGGAAAATAAAGGATCTGGCGCTTTAATCAAAACTGCTATTTCATCCAGAATATTAGCACAGGCGGGAATTCAAGTTTCTCCAGAATCTATATTAGCAAGAGGATTTGGGGTTGTTCCAAATAGTAACATGGAGTTATTATTTAATTCACCAACCCTAAGATCATTCCAATTCTCATGGAAGTTAAGTCCTAGAAGTCTAGATGAAGCATTGATGGTAAACCGTATTGTCAGATTCTTTAAGCAAGGAATGGCAGTTAAAAAAATAAATGCAACAGCAGGTTCTAATTCTTTATTCTTGGGAACTCCAAATATATTTAAACTGAAATTCAAAACTCAAGGTAGACAAGAAATTGAAGGTGTAAATAAAATAAAACCATGTGCAATTAAAACATGTAGTGTTAACTACACCCCAGAGCAAATTTGGTCATCGTATGAAAACGGTCAACCAGTAAGTATACAAATCAGTTTAACAGTTCAAGAACTTGAACCAATTTACGATACAGATTACCAAGAAAATATAGAAAATGGTAGAAGTGATAATGGAGACATAAAGTCTACAGGTGATTTGACACCAGTCAAATTAACAGATATAGGTTACTAAAATGTCATACTTCAGAGAACTACCCAACATATCTTACGTCTCTCGTCTGCCTGGTGCAAATAGAAGTGATGAACGAATTGAAGTTAAAAACATTTTCAAGAGAGCAAAAATTAGATCTGATATAGAAAGTGCAATCACTGCATTTAAATTTGGAACAATTCCAGAAGGTGCAAGACCAGATGTAGTTGCAAAAAATGTTTATGATGATCCAGAATTGGATTGGGTAGTGCTCATCACAAATAATATAACCAGTATTAGAGATCAATGGCCTCTGAGTCATAATGATCTGGAAAGTTACCTGCTTGATAAGTATGGTTCTACCGAAAACATCTACGCTGTTCACCACTATGAAACTTTTGAAATCAGAGATGAATACAACAGAACTATTCTGGAAGGTGGTTTAGAAGTAGACTCCGACTTCCAGTTTACATATTCAGCATTTGATGGGACAATCAAAACTGTAAATCCAGTTGGACCAGTTACTAATTATGAATACGAAACTTCATTAAATGAAGCAAAGAGAATTATAAAAATACTAAAACCAGAATACTTGTCGGCATTTGTAAGTGACATGAGAAACATGATGAGACACCAAACCTCTTCACAGTATGTAAGTAGAACCATGAAGAGGTCGTATAATCCTAAGGATTCTGGGGTATAAAAAAACCCTCCTTTCGGAGGGTTACTGAATCAGGAGTTGACCAGTCGGGCGAAGTAGTTGAGGGAATCATCCTCTTCATCCGAGTTGCTAGAATCATAACTCGGCAGTTCAGGTTCAGAGCGGGAGACAGTCGGTTCGGAGTAGTCACCACGACGCTCACGTTCCCACTGTGCTTCTTCTTCCTGGACTTCAGGATCCATGGACTTAGGAACACCACGGATACCCAGAGTGTAGTCAAGACGCTTCTTCAGATCATCATAAGACTTGAAGTTCTTAGGATCAAGGAACTCATTCAGGTCATGGAGATTGTTGTACACTTTCTCCAGTTTGTCATCGTCATCAAACAGAGCAGA